GGTCGTGCTGCGGTACTGGCCGCCGCTGTAGAACTCGACCTCCTTGTCGCTCTCCTTCGTCTTGACCTTCAGGCCCCAGTCGAAGGCGACCTCCTCGATGGTCGGGAAGAAGATGTCTCGGATCTGCGGGTAGGTCGGAGCGAAGTAGCCGGAGTTGATCCGGGGCCATTCCCACACGTGCTTGCAGATGCCTGCGCAGCCAACCCAGGTCTTGCCCGAGCCGAACCCGGCCACGAAGCCGCGGAACTTGTGCGACATGTTGATGAACTTTGACTGTGGGACGTTAAGCGTCGGCATCTGGCTTCCTCGCGTCCCGTACAACCACCTCTACTCGCTGCGGGGCCAGGCCATCGTCACCACCACCATCCTGCAGGCGTTTGATCTCGGCGCGCTTCTTCTCGATCTCCAGCCTCTTCAGCTCAGCATCAAGGTCGGCATGGCCAGCAGGCACGAACATGCCCAGGTGCCGACCGATGTCGACCAAGGCGCCCTTCTTGTCATGCAGCTTTACCTTGAGCCCGTCCTTTCCTTGGGATACCTCAGCAATCGCGCCGGCCGTGTCGTCGTCGATTTCGTTGGAGTCGATCAAGGCCAAGCCGTGATACGGAACTAGAACATCGCCTTCGTCATCGTCGCCCCCGACCATGCGAAGCTGAGTCTCACCCCAGCGCACTACCTTGCGGATGTCGCTGAAGCCGATCTTGGCGAGCTCGCGCAGCACCATGTCCTGGGTTATGCCAGTACGAGTGGCGCGTGATTCCATCCCTTTGGCGACTGCGGCAGAAACCATAACATTTGATAACAGGCGAGCACTCTGAACCTGTGCAGTCTTCTTGCTGTATCCCGCACGGATAGCGGCTTGCGTGGCATTCAGGTCGATCAGGTATTCATCGACGAAGCGCTGCTGTTTTGCTGTCAGCGCCATAGAGAATCCTTGAGACTTGGTGCCTCGCTATGAGGGGCATGAATTGGCGCGCCACGAAACGGCGCACCTCTGTTTTGTGGCGCGGATCAGCTGTAAGCCTTCCAGCCCGGCGAGAACTTGTTTGGCTGAATTGCCAGATGCAGGTAGCCGACCGCAGGAAGGTTCAGGCTGATTGAGCCATTCCAGCCTGGGCTGTGCTTGTAGGTGCGGGTGATCCCGAAACCGCAAGGGATGAGCCTGTTCCTTTTTCGCCACGAGAACACCCAGCGCCAGGTCAATGATTCGCGCCAGTGCCATGCAGCAAGCGCAGAGCTGCCTGCCGGGCTACCCAGCATCAACGGTCCGATTCTCATGGAAACCTCTGTATCTGGATGCTTGTCGGCTACCGAAGTATCCGGTTCAGCCTGGGCGGGATCAGCTTGGCCACATTCCCCCGCGAGTAGATCACGAAGAACAGGAAGCCGATCATCACAACGGTGAGCGGGTACTGGGTCAGCGCGGCGAATGAGCTGAAGTTGACGGTGATGCGGTAGGCCTCGGCCAGGTTGGCACCGGCGAGAAGGCCAGCCATCAGGCCGACGACGCGGCGGTGGTGGTCCGTCTTCTTCCGGTACCCGGCGATCACCAGGAATATGGCGAAGTGGCACAGGGCTCGGGTGGAGAGCATCGCCTCCGGGGCGAAGGACTGCGCCCACTCCCCGAACGATTGCGCCCAGTGGCCTATGGCGGCGTAAATTCCAGTGTCATCCCTCATCACGCTTACCTCGCAGAAGCGCGGAAGGAATGAAACGCTCGATCCAGGCAACCCAGCCGGGCTTCGGACCACCTTCCGACCACGCCTTGAGTGATCCGAACATGCCTGAGGCCAAACCAGAAATCAGCAATGCGATGAAGGCGGCCACGACGTTGTATGGGTAGTACTCAAGCACCAGGAGCCCAGCAAGGTAGCCGGCGATGAATGAGAACACAGCGTATAGGATCTTGGAGCCCCACCTGAGTTCAGCGGTGGAGGCCAGGAATGCGCAGCAGCCGCCGATCGAACCCATGATGACAACGTGGTCAATGGGGATCTGAGCAGCTGCTGCCACGCCCGAGCCGGTTGCCGCACCAATGACTATGGCGCCTGAAATTCCATCTGCGCTCATGAGTCCTCCTGGCGGGATGATTGCGCGGCTGCCAGGCCTACCATGAGGCCGGCGGGCTCCATTCGATACCGAGCAGCCTTGAGAAAATCGCAAAGGTCAGCAGGGCAGCGCCTGCGCATGCCGCGAATTCGACCATCCTCCCCGATACCAGGTGATCCTCCTCCCGAGGCCTTTTGAGGGCCTGGATGAAGATGAACGTGGCGAAGAAGATGTTCGTACTGATGTCGCGGTGCATCACGTAGTTGAGCACTGCCAGCCCGAGGGCCAGGAGGCTCCAGCAAGCCGATCGTGTCACTGAGCCTCCGGGTACTCTTGAGGGCCTCTTTGGGCAATAAAAAACCCGGCACAATGGCCGGGTTCAGAGAGATGTTTGCCAAAGGCAAAATTATCAGGATGGCGAAATAGTGCCACCAGCCGGACATTTAGTCAAACGCTTATGTAGATCCTGTCTCCGTTGCGCTCAAGCACGACTCGCAACGGTGCAGACGGCCCGGTATTGATCGGAGGAGCAGATGGGGCATATACGGTTTCGGTAGTAGACTTGAAGGCATCCCACTCATCCTGGGTTAGCGACAACTCCACAGTCTTTTGGGTGGAGCGCGCTTGATCCGTAGCCGCCTCAATACGCTCAAAAATGTTCATGCCGCCTCCTTCATCAGAGATATTGCCCTTCCAATAGGCGCAAGCGCCATCTTGTCCAGATCATTGCATGCGGCGAAGCAGGCGTCGATAAAACCTTCCCATTCACGGGCCCACTGCTCCGATGAAAGCTCCAGGCCAAGCACATGCAACAGCCATGCGCGGAACCCTTCTGGCGTCGGGCATGGATCAATCCCTTCGCTCTGCCCGCCCTGGTGCATGCGGCGGTACCGGTGCAGCACGCCCTGGGCGACCAGGCGGGCCTTCTCAAACTTCTTGGCGTACATCCGTGGGCCAGTGGCATAGGCGACGCGGAACATCGCTTCGTGCGCCACTTCGGCGTCGTCAGCGGTGGCCATCGGGCTGTACATGTGGTTGCCGAACGCCTTGAGGTGGGCCGGCAGCGTGTCGATCGCCCGCTGAATGTGGGCGGCGACCGCCTGGTGAGCCTGGTGGCCGGCTTTCCGCTGCTTGTCGGTCTTCTGGATCATGCGGCCGAGCAGCCCCATTTCCTGCATCACGGCGCCCTGGCTGTCCCGTGGGATGTACAGAGCGTCGTGCCATGCCTTCCTTGCGCTGCTCAGTTGCATGGGCCGCCCTCCTCGCGCTTGCGCTTGGCTCTGATGACGGCAGCGCGTGCGAGCGCATAGCCGCCAAAGATGACCATGGCCAGGATCAGCAGCTGGCCGCTGTCGGTTGGTGTCCAGTTCATGCTGCTGCCCTCCTTGCCATTTGCTGTTCGCAGCGCTTGCAGCGAACCCAGTTACCCGCCTCAAACATCGGCATTTTCTCGGTGCTGACGGCATCAAGGCCACAGAGCGAGTGCCAGGACGCTGCCAGATCGCGCCCCTCTTCCGCCGGCAGCTCGCACTCCTTCTCGAAGTAGTGCGCCATGCCGGTGATCGGGAACATCGGTTTCAACCATCCCTCGGGGGCCTGCGTGGGCGGCCCGCCGATCATTGCTAGCTTGGTCATGCTGCTGCCCTCCGCAGGTCTTTGAGTTTTTGCCTGTACAGGGCCTTGATGGCCTGCAGGTCTTCGATGGTCAGGCGCTGGGGCTCATGAGGCCCTTCGAGCCATTCCACCTGGTCGGCGCCTATGCGCTTCACCAGACGAATGCGGTACTCGACAGCGTTACCCGACAGGTTCCGGTTACACTTCACGCACTGCCGGTGGACGTTCAGCGGCTCGAACCGCAGCTCCGGGCAAGCGCCCACCGACCGGTAATGGCCGGCGTCCCAGCGGCTGCCGGTGATGAGGTCGTGGTCGCTCGGCAGCGAGTCGCAGCTGATGCACGGCAGGCCGGCGTCGCGCTCGCGGATGTAGGCGTTGAACGCGGTCTGCGCCTCGGCCATGTGCTCCCTGCGGGTCTTCAGCTTCTCCCGGCGCTCCTGCAGGTCCTGCCTGGCCTGCTTGGTGATGGCCTTGGCCGCGACCTTCTGCAGCTTCGGATCTTTGGCCATTGCCTTGGCGCAGGCGATGCTGCACACCTTCTGCGTGGTCATGGTCGGCTTGAAGGGCTTGCCGCAACCTGGCGCCCTGCACTTCTTCGGCTTGATCTCTGTCCTCATGCCATGAACTCCCTGGTGTGTCTCTCCTTGCCGGTGCGCCGGATGAACTCGTGTCGCTTGGCGACGGCCAGCAGGTAGCACTGCGGGCACGAAGAGTCAGGAGCACCATTCAGGACTGCTGCTGATCGCCGGATCACGTAGTTGCTGCAGGTGCAGCGGCACACCCAGCGACCGCGCAAGTCCGCGCTCAAGCCGATAACGGTGAGGCGACCGAATTTGCGACCGCTCAGATCCTGGACGCCACCCGGAACAGGCTTGGTTGGCAGCGGCAGGCCAGAGCAGACTTCCGTGGGCAGCGCCCGAAACTCGAACGACTCGCCATTGGCCACAACTCGAGCCGCGATCTTGTTCACTGGCCTCATGCCGCCTCCTCCCCGAGCAGATCGCTGAACACCACGCCCCGGGCCGAGAAGTCAGCCACCACCCGCTCGGTGTAGGCGATGCCCTGCGAGCGATTGAACAGGCTGGTCACCGGCATGCCGTCCGGACCGAACAGCTTGCAGTCGCCCATCATGTCCAGCTTCTCCTCGTAGGACAGGTGTCGCATGACGCGGTACCAGGCAGCCTGGAAGTCCTGATCCTCGTTCAGCAGGATCTGCACGCCGTGGTGCAGCTTGCAGTACTTGCGGGCCTCCGATGGGTCGCCGATCTGGGTCATCTCGGAGATGCGCTTGTAGAGCGCAAACCACAGGGCGTTCTGGTCCAGGGTGCGGTCCTTGCCAGGGCGCATGCTGACGACGACGAACTTCTTGTCACGGAACAGGCGGGTGAGCATGGTGATGGCCTCGGACAACTTGGCCTGGCAGTTGACGCTGATCTTCTCGGTCATGGCCTCTCCTTGCGTCGCTCTTCGCGTTCAGCTTCGTCTTTGCGTATTGCCCGACCCAATGTGAAGACGCAGTAACCGCCTGCGATGAGGAATGGGCATATCAAAATCCACCCATTGATCACCCACGCCTTTCTCCAAGCGAACGATCCAAACTCGGTACCTGAGTAAACCCAGGGAGCAACCCACAGCGTGTTTACCGGCCCCCAGACGAAGAGCACGAACAGCAAAAGCGCTATGGACGTTATGACGCAACGAATACCTGCTCGGTCTGTATGGTCACGCATCAAACTCCCTCCCCGGCCGGCTGCCCGGCGCGCTTAATATTCAACTTGGCCAGCAGGTGTGCACGGCAGGCGGCGACGCTCGATGGGATCTGCTGAATCTCCAGCAGCCGTGCCTGCTTCTGGCTGGCGTACTCGTCGGCCAGCTGGGCGGCGCTTTTCTGGCTGTCATGACCGATTCCGGTGGCGATCTTGCCGTCCAGTGGCTCGCCCTCTTGGGCCCGGCGCACGATGATCTCGTAGGCCCGGTCGAAGCGACGGTGCAGGGCCTTGTCGGTCGGCTGGGCTGCGCGCAGATCGAACAGGCCGGTGGCCACGGCTGCCAGGCGCACGCCTTCGTGGCTGTAGCGGCCATCAAGAGCCTCCATCCATGCATCATCAGCGGCTGGCAGGCCCAGGCGCTCCGGCGACGGCTTGCACCAGCCGATGAACTGGCCAACGCTCGGCGCGAACGGCGAACCGCTCCGGCGGCACTCCTCGATGGCGTAGCGCACCTGGTTGATGTCGCTGATGCCAGCGTCGATCAGGCCCTTCGTCCAGCTGCGCTTGGCAGCCTTCAGGGCCTTGTCGTCAGGCCATGCCTGCTTGTGGGCCGGGAAGATGGCCTGAAGCTGGCGGAAGATCTTCTCCACCACCTCACCGGTGGCGTCGTCGACAACGCCCAGCGGCACGCTGGCAACCGGTACCGGCTGGCTGACCTGCAGAGCCCGCGCAGCTGCGGGAATCATTTGGGTGACGTTCTTCATAGGTCATCACTCGTGTCGTGGCGCCAGGACTGATCATCGAAGTCCGGGCCGGCCTGGCGGCGCCCTTGCGCACCCGGCAGCACCTTCTCCGGGAACAGGCCGGTCCAACCGTTGCTGATCGACTGGTTGATCACGGCGTCGGGGGAGTGGTGCTTGGCCAGCTGGGCGGCCTGGCGCTCGCACGACGTCTTGGTCAGGCGCTTGCCGATTTCCTTGCGGTGCTGGCACCAATCAGCCCACACGAAGGTGCTGACGTTTGCCGGCTTTGCAGTCATCGGGTCGAACTTCGGAGCCTTCTTTGGCGCCGCAGGAGCGTCAGCGACTGGCTCCTTCGGTTCTTTGATGGTTCCTTGATGGTTTATTGATGGATTGGGTGCAGCTGGTGCACCCCGTTCTGTCGTGGTTTGCACCCCGTTCTGTCGTGAGCTGCACCCCGTTGTGTTGTCATTTGCACCCCGTTCGGAACCGGGTGCAGCTGGTGCACCCCGTTCTACGCACAGGTCATAAACGGTTGGGCGGCGGTCGTGACGGTCGATGTAGGCACCGGCAATAGCCTGATTTCCAAGGCGAATTACCCCGATCTCCAGCAGGTGATCGAGTTTGTATTTCACCGTGCGGATGGAGAGGCCGGTGTCATCGCTGATGCTGGCGGAGGACGGAAAAGCTCCTCGGCCGTTCTTGTCGGCATAGTTGGCCAGGACCAGAAGCACGTAGCGCGCAGTGGCGTCTACGATGTCGCGCTGCTCCAGGGCCCAGGACATGGATTGGACGCTCACTGGGCACGCTCCTTGGCCATGGCTGCGTCAATAAACGCATCCGTGTGATTCATTGGCACGCCCGCAGCATCTCTCCAAGCCTTGGAGCGCTGAAGCTTTAGCCACCGATACCGCTCGGCATCCTTGCGCAGCTCCTCATTCTCAGACTTCAGCTGCTCGCGCTCATCAAGAGCGGTTTTAACTCCCATGCGACGACCTTCGTCATAGCCGGACTGCCACTCGCTCTTGTCTGGCTGGCAGCCGCCGTGAGGCGAGCACATCCCCGGATGCTGGCAGCGCTGCATGGACTTTCTGCAAATCAGGTCGCTCATGCTGCACCCCGCACGGCCTTGTCGTGGGTGTGCAGCAGATCTGCACAGGATTTGGCAGAGGCTTGGCTCAGTTCGGACAGGAGCTGGTCTGGCTCATTGAAAGCTTTCCAGTAGATGACCGCGACGTTCTGGGCGGGCACCTTGTACAGCGCCAAAGCCGTCATTAGGTAGAACGATGAGTAGCCTTTGTGTTCTTTTGCGAACAGCTGCCCTCCGTAGCAGTCGTCGAGATAGATCTGCTCCAACACAGAGGCGTGCTCCATCGCCGAAGACCATGCGTCCATATCCGCATCAGTGAATTTGGGAGCGCTGCTGACCTGATTTGCCACTGCTGCAAATACTTGGTCGGTCTTCCGATCAAGTGCGTGCAGGTATTCGCTGATTTTCTCCTGCGTATCGCCTGAGTACTGGTCATCAATGAGTGCAGCCAGGGAATCGAAGTCGACACCTTGGAACCATTCACGGCCATGGACTGCCGAGGCGTATCCGCCACACATGGCTATCAACGCGGCTTCCGCGCCCCTGGAGTCGAGGATAAGCCCCGAAATCCGGCTATCTACCAGCTTGGCGCCGCGCATCAGTGACGCAGAAATGTGGCAGTCGATTCGCTTCTGAGCGTTCCGCCCGCGGCCAACCTTAACCCATCCATCCGAGAAAAGAACGGCGTAAACCTGGCCAAGCCGATTGCGCGCCACAAAATGGCGCTTGTCGTTTTGTGGCGCGAGCCTTTGCAGGGCCTGTACACTGGTGGTCTGCATATGCATAATTCACCTCACATGTTTTGTGTTTTGCAGAGAGCCGGGCCGCGAACCCGGCTTTTTTGTGCCTGTAATTCAGAGAGGGCCTCTGCCCTACCCTGAAGAGTCCCTCTCTGAGGCCCTCTTGAGGGGCACCAGCTGCAGCACCTTGGCCTTCTTTCGGCCTACGGCGGACGTAGCTCCCGCCGATACGGCTTCTAATGCCATCTCATTCAGTGCTGTTTCGAGGGTCCAATCATTGGCCCTCATCAGGGCCTCAATACGTCGCCTGGCGTCAGGCGATAACTTGCTCATTTCAAAAAACATTCGGCCCTCCAGAGGGGCCTCAGCCCGCGATATCTTCTTTCTTGGGCTTCATCAGCTCCTCGATCACACCGTTGTCCACGGCCCACTCGATGATTTCGTACAGGTAGGTTGCGTGCTGCCTGCGGGTCTTGTTTGCGGCCTTCCTCAGAATCCGGTCGAGCACCGGCTCGAAACGAACCTTCACAGGAATGTCGCGCTTCTGGTTAGGGTCTTGGAACATGCTGGATTGGCTCCTTGCGGCTAATAAATTGGTTATGCAGCTTGTTGCGGAAGGCTCGGGCGCAGATCTCGGGCTTTGATAACGCCTTTGGTGGCGATCTCGGCCTTGATTGCTACTTCAGCAGTGCAGCCATGAAGGCCGCGGACCCATCCGCTTACCGTCCCCTGCTTAACGCCCAGGGCTTCCGCGGTTGCCTGCTGCGAACCGAAATGCTTTACCAGCTCGTCAAAGTGAATGTTCATGATTCTCCGCCCATTTAAAGGGATGCCTTTATGCTAGAGCAAAGGAACACCTTTTTGCAAGGAGAAAGGCTGACCTTTAAATTTGCCGCCATGGAACTTAAAGATCGCCTGAAGCAGGCAAGAAAGAATGCAGGCCTCACTCAGGCCGAGCTGGCCGACAAAGTCGGGATCAAGCAGGCCTCCGTTTCCGAGATTGAGCGTGGCCTGACAAGAACCAGTGGATATCTAGTGCAGCTCGCTCAGGCGTGCGGCGTAGACCCCGTTTGGCTTTCTGAGGGCTCCGGGTCGTCAGAGATGGCCAAGCCTCTAGGAAATGCCACTATGCTCGGCCCAATTTCTGTCTGGGACGACGAAACACCGCTGGACGACGACGAGGTCTACGTGCCGTTCCTCAAGGAAGTTGAACTGTCCGCTGGATCGGGACGTACCGTTATCGAGAAGTCGAGCAGCAGAAAGCTCCGCTTCGGCAAGCAGACCCTGCGCAACCAGGGCGTGCAGTTTGACCAAGCCGTGTGCGTGACCGTGCATGGCAACAGCATGGAGCCTGTTCTACCGGACGGCAGCACCGTTGGCGTCGACAGATCGTCGACAGCGGTGAAGGACGGGAAAATGTACGCGATCGATCACGGCGGCGAGCTGCGTGTGAAGACGCTTTACCGGATGCCGGGCGGCGGCCTGCGCTTCCGCAGCTTCAACCAGGATGAGCACCCTGACGAGGAGTACACGGCGCAGCAGCTGGCCGAGAGCGGGATCAGCGTGCTGGGGAAGGTGTTCTGGTACTCCGTGCTGCTGTAACTAAAAACGATGGCAAATTAGGAGTTGAAATTGGGTAACCCGATCAGGAAGGCCGAAAATTTCGTGGCGGCTCACGTGGATTCAGCTACGGTCGCATCTCTCAGGGATGACAAGTCGACAATTGCCATATGCTTTATCGAAGAGCAGATGCACCCGCGAGTAGACGCTACCAGAGGTGATGCTCTGGAATTCGAAGTCATCGAGTCAGTGGTTGCATCTGTAGTGATGAAGCCGCAGCTTGCAAGGGCTCTGGCTAGATCAATCTTGGATACCCTGGGAGACGCTGGCCAGTGACAGCTCCCGGAGACGCCGCTCCTCCCGAGTCATCGGTGGGCAAGCCTTTGGCCGTTTTCGTTATGGGAAATGCGAGCGTCGGTAGCGTCTCCCAAGTGAACGTATTCGCGCAGCCCGCAGCTAGCTCCTTCCGGACGGTTTCAGTCGACCCTAACGAATCCCGCGGTCAGCGCAGCAGTCATGCTAGTATTGGTTCTGAAAATCCATATCATGACAACCAGCATACAGAGAAGGAGGGGCCATCAATGACAACGAACACCGGATGGTCTGCCTTCCTAAAATCGCCGCATTTCACGGTCATAACCACTGGCGCGGTCGTGCTCGTGGCCGGACTCGGGATGTTTACTCTCCTGGACGGTAAGATTTCATCGCTTAGACTCGAAACTAAATCGGATCTTCAGCTAGCCGCCCAAAGAGCCGACAGCCAGTTTTCAAGAGTGGATTCACGATTCGACAGGGTGGATAGCAAATTCGACGCAGTCCTCAGTAAAATCGATTCCGATGGCAAAGAGCTGAGATCACTCCTACAGGGATCTAGACCCTAGCTACTCAGTTGAGATTTGAAGGCCCGCTTAAAGCGGGCTTTTTCATGCCCGCGCGCCGGCCTGGCGCCTAAATCATCCCTTCCTGTAGCCCGCCGCTGAGCGGCATTTCATCACTACCTTTAAAAAATAAAGGCAATCCTGTTGACTCAAAATAAAGGCTACCCTATATTTCACCTCAAGCAGTCACCAACCAGGGACTGCCGAGGCCCTCACCGGCCGCCGCTCTTTACACAACCAGACGTGACCACCTCGACGCACCCAGGCCATTACCTGGGTCGGGACAAGCTAAGTCGTCGACCACGCAGCCTCTGGATAGCTGCCGGACTCCCGACATGGAGGACGCGAAGCTGCATTGCCACCCGTAAGAGCATCGAACACGAAATGTGCGACGACGGGCAGCGGTGGGGAAGCCCGGCATACGGTGCAGCTAGACCATGTATTCACTGAAGCACCTGGGCGACCGGGTGCTTTGGGAATCCACTGGAGGAAGACCATGAGCGTGAAGATGGTTGTTGAAAGCCACATCCGCACGGCCCGCATCTGCCGGGAGCGTTACTCGACGATGAGCCAAGTTGACTGGCTGGTAGGTGGGGTCTTGCACTCGCTGAAGCATTCGATGGACGTCACCAAGGACAGGCCTCTGTTCATCCACGAAGCCCGCACCTATGTGCAAGAGCTGCTGAATGCAGGCCAGCATGACGCTGCGGTGAAAGTGGCCGCCTGGATAGAAGAACAGCGGGCATGAGCAGACGACTCCCCGGTGCGCCTCAAGCGGGGCGCATCAGGGGGAATCCACTGGAGATAGGAAAATGTCACCACAGCCCAACAGCCCGAACGGCTGCTTCGAGCGCCACGGCTACACCGTGGTGAGAACGCCATGCCGCAATGGCATCGGCACGAACCGCGTCATTCTCGACCCGCAAGGCAACGAGGTCTTGCGTCACGCCGGCCACGAAGCCGAAACCGAGTTCTGTAGGGCTCACGGCCTTATGGCCTGAGAATCCCATTCCCTTAAATTCGACCGCATTGGCAGGCGCCAGGCCACCTTTCACGGTGGGTTTGGTCACCCGCGCCTGGCTCCTGGCCAATGCGGTTGCCGAGGATCACCAAAATGCACAACTGCACCGAAACCCAGGCTGTATGCCGTGGGTGCGGCCTCAAGCTGCGCGGCTCGCCGTCGTGGAAAGCAGGCCTTGCCTATCACCCCGCACCGAAAGGAGAGGTGCACCGCTGCCACTACGGCGGCTGGGTCTGCTCGCGACGCTGCGACATAAGGGCATGCGTCGAGCTGGAAGGAACCATGCCCGGATGTAGCGGCGTAAACGGCTTCGAGCGCCTTTCGCCCTACGCCAAGGAGAGCATCAACCGCCATTGGCCGGAGGCAGCATGAGCCAATATACGGAGGCGGTCATGAGTGCCGCGCAATCGCTGGAGAAGGCTGAGGCAGCTCACAAGCTCGCAGCAGATCGGCTCGCCGCTGTTCGCGGACACTGCGGTCAGCGCGGCTATTCGGTCACGGTCAATGGAGTGACTGTAGCGGTTTCGGAGTGCGACAGCCGCACCTATCAAGGAACGTTAATCCGGGGCCGGGAAATGATCCACCTCGGCGCGCTAAAGGCCCTTGCCGCTGAACTCGATGCTGCTGAGAAGCGTGTCCTGGAGTGGCGCGCCTACCTGGCATCAATCGTCATTAAGTAACCCACCACCTGGAGGCGACCATGGGCGCACTTCGAGCAGCACAATGGCAGTACGACAACCAGTTGCCGCCGGCGGTGAGCGAGAGCGCGGCTGAGGAAGCTGAGGCTCGCTGGATCGACGACGGCATTGCCGAACTGATGGCGCGCCGTGACGTGGTGTTCCAGCGCAACTTCCGGCAGCGTGGCGTGACCTTCGAGCGCTTTGCTCTGGCGGTGGACGAGTTCGTGATGGGCCAGCTCGGCCTGAACGACATCAGCAAATCGGTACTGGGCCGCCTTGTTCTTGCCGCCCGCTGCAAATCGGCCAGCGAAGCGGCATCGGCTGCCGACGAGATCATGAGCGTGCCCAACCCTGACGCCATGCTGCAGGAGATCGCCCGCACGCTGCTCACCCCCTTCGCGAAAGAGGGAGTGCTGGCTCAAGCCGAGGACGAGCGATGAGAAGTCCTCACGTCCTTATCGACGAAGAGCTCGACGCCATGGCCGACCCAGCGACACCCGTGTCCTGGCAATCCATGGTCCTTAAGCTCCTCACCGAAATGCTGGCTGACCAGCGCATCACCATCGAAGAGTTCAACCACTACTGCGGGCGCCTCAACAAGATCGTTGGTGGGCGCAAGGAGGTCGCGTGATCAAAATTGATTGGCGCATGGCGCCTGACTGGGCTGATGGCCACGGCCTGATCGCCTTCCAAGGCATCACCGAGGTGTGGATCAACGCCGAGCAATATGCCGTGGTGGGTCGCGAAGGCGGGCCTTACCCGTGGGGCGGCGGCACTGGCGACACCAGGCACAACCACACGCGCGGCCAGGTCGAATACATCACGCCAAGACCGGCCCGCTGGGATGGCGAAGGCCTGCCTACGGTGGGCGCGTGGCTTGAGGCCGGATTCGCATGCGAAGACTTCAAGATTTGGCATCAGGGCGTTTGCGTAGCTGTTGGCATCTGCCCTGAGGGTCGCGAGGAGTATTGCGTAGTCCAGTTTGGCGAAAAGCTTGCGCAGTACGGCGCCGAGGGTAGACGCATGCGCCCAATCCGCACACCCGAGCAGATCGCAGCAGATGAGCGTGAGCAGGCGGTGAAAGACCTCTACTACACGATCAACTGGGGAGAAAGCCCTGAGCACTGGAGCCACGTTGGCGATGTGCGAAAGGCTGATTACGCCAAGGCAATCGACGCTGGCTACCGCAAGCAGGAGGCATCATGACCACGCCGATCTTCCCGTCAATCATCGACGACCAGGTGGCCGAGGTCGCCCAGGCCGTACCCGACGACCGAATTCTGATGGTGTTCAAGGGCCTCACCATGGAGGACGCCATGAACCAAGCGCGCCTGGCACACATCGAGAACCCGGCAGCTTGGTCTGGCCGGGCCTACCTCTGCGGCATGTGCACCCTGGCCTACGAGGTCCGCACGTGAGCCGCCAGCAGGCCAGACGCATGGCGTTCTGGCGCGGCTCCTTCTCCATGATCTTCGCCTGCACCTTCTTCATGCTCGCCAGCGCACTGGCCGGCAGCATCACTTCCTGAACACACACCCGGCGCACGGCGGGCCTTCGGGATAACCGTACCCCTTCGGGAGCGTAAGCGGCGAGAGCGCGCAACCATCCACCGCAGCCAGGGCCTAGAGCGTACCTCCGTGCCTGGGTGACCTGGCATCAACTTAAACCTCAACCGGAGGCGATCATGAGCAACGCCGTTGCCACAATCTCCCAGGACATTTACGGCACCCGAGACTCCTTCGCCTCGGTGCTGACCGACCGCTCGCTGAACTTCGAGCGCGAGGCCGAATTCGCAATCCAGACAATCACCGCCAACGACTACTCCATGAAGCTGGCCGTGCAGAACCGACAGTCGGTGGTCAACGCAGTGACCAACATCGCCGCCATCGGCATCAGCCTAAACCCGGCAAAGAAGCAGGCCTACCTGGTGCCGCGGGACGGGAAGATCTGCCTCGACATCAGCTACATCGGCCTCATGGACTTGGCCATGAACACCGGCGCCATACGCTGGGCCCAGTCTGAGCTGGTCTACACGAGCGACAACTTCGCGCTTAACGGCTTCGACAAGCCGCCCACCCACTCCTATAACCCGTTCTCCAAGGATCGCGGCGAGGTGATCGGCGTCTACGTGGTAGTCAAGACCGCCGACGGTGACTACCTGACCGAGACCATGAGCGTGGACGAGGTCAACGCCATCCGTGACCGGTCCAGCGCCTGGAAGGCTTGGATCTCGAAGCAGAAATCCTGCCCATGGGTTACCGACTGGGGCGAGATGGCCAAGAAGACCTGTGTGAAGCGGGCCTACAAATACTGGCCGAAGACTGAGCGCCTGGAAGAAGCCATCCACTACCTAAACACCGAGGGAAACGAAGGTCTGTCGCCAATCAACGGAAAGCCACAGGCCGACGCTGATCTGGCTCGACGCTGGATAGACCAGGCCGTCTCTTGCCAGTCGGTCGACGCGCTGCAGCAGATCTGGCAGGCCGGCCTGGCAGACATTAAAGCCGCCAAGGACATGGCCGCGTACAGCCAGTTCAAGACGCAGGTGGAGAAACGCCGAGCCGAACTGCTTGAGCTCGAACCAGCAACTCTGGAGGGTGAACCGCAATGATCCTGATCGAATGCGAACAAGGCAGTGCCGAGTGGCACCGGGCGCGTGCCGGCTGCATCACCGCAAGCATGTTCGGTGTCGCCCGGTCGCGCACCGGTGGCCTGGACGAGAAGCAACAGGCCTATGTGACCGCTATGCTGGCTGGCGCAAGCGAAGGCGAGGCTCGTGCAGTAGCCGGATACAAGACGGCGCCGCGCGCCGAGTCGATCCAGCTTGCCCTGCAAGGCAAACCAGTCGGCCAGCCAACCGAAGCTGCGCTGAATTACGCCTTCAACTTGGCCGTTGAGCGGATCGCCGGTGAGGCGCTGGACAACGGCTTCGAGACTTGGCAGATGAAGCGCGGCCACGAGCTTGAGCCTATGGCCCGGATGGAGCACGAGATGCAGACGGGCCTGATCGTTCAGCGAGCCGGCTTCGTGACCACCGACGACGGCGCATTCGGGGCCAGCGCTGACGGGCTCATCGGAGAAGACGGCGGCAGTGAGTACAAGTGCTTCATTGCTCCCGAAAAGCTCCGTGCCTTTCACATCGACAACGACGCCAGTGGGATCATGGACCAGGTCCAGGGTTGCATGTGGATCACCGGCCGCAAATTCTGGCATGTCGGCATGTACTGCCCTGCCCTGGAGGCTGTTGGCCGTCAGCTCTGGTGGGCTGAGTTCAAGCGCGACGACGACTACATCGAGCAACTCGAATACGATCTCTGGCAGTTCAAGCTGCTGGTGGACGACTTCGAGGCCAAGCTGAGGAGCAAGGCAGCATGAACCCATCAATTGACCTGGAGGCAGCGAAGGCTGCCTTCTTCGCCTCTGGCGGTCAGCTTGTGGTACTGGAGGGCTTCACCTACCGCCCACTTCCGCAACGTAAACACCCCGAGCCAACCCCAAAACGCCGTCGTGGACCTGATCCTGTGCAGAAAGGAAATCGCCAGGAAAGGGCAAAAGCTAAGGCAGATATGGTAGCCAAGTTTGCGGCCACCATGACCTGCAGCCAGGCATCAAAGGTCCTTGGGATATCGCAAGGCTCGTTGTGGGATATGGCAAAGAGGAACGGGTTCAGCTTTGTCCCTGCTACGTCAGGAAAGCATACGCCGAAGCCGGGCGACGAAGAACGCGATGCCGAAATGGCCGAGAAAATTAAGGCGCTCCGCGATGAAGGCCTGACGCGAAACAAGGTATGCCAGTCCTTGAAAACGGGGCACACCACTGTTACCCGGCTCATAAATAAATTCGGCATTGACTTTCCATCCCGCAAGGCAGGAGGGACCAATGAATCCTCGCAAGCCTAAGCAGATACACCCAATCCCCTACTATCAGGGACGCACAGCCCGAGCCGCCGGACGGTGCCGATCGCATCAACCTCATTCCGAGATGACACCGGATAGCGCATGGTGGCTCGCTGGCTGGCACGACTGCGACATGGAATTAGCTGATGAACCGAAGAATCACACGTTCGCTCCAGCTGCACAGGCGGCGTGAGCAGTTCAACCTACCGCCCAGCGGATTGAAGGAGTTGCCGTATGGCGATGTCTCAGCAGGCCCGCGACGAGAAACGCCGCGCCAAGGCCGCCAAGTTGCAGGAAGAAGACCTGCGCTTGAAGGTTCGACCAGGGACTAAGCAGGCCCTGCTGGAGCTGATGGAGTGGGCCGGGATCGAGGAACAGGGCGAGGCGATGACGCTGATGATTCATCGGCTTCACGAGCTGACCCGAGAAGAAGCGGTCAAGCTGCTAAAACCTCCGCGCCACAAGATTGAATTGAGCCCTTCCGTGGCGCGAAAGCTAGACCGGTTTCGAATCAGTCGCGAACTTCGCACGCCAGACCTCATGCTTGGCAGCGACCCGGACGATACCGGCCTGATCCTGCTCGCAGAACGGGCCTGACCATCCGGCGCTGCCCGCCAGCGCCTTCCCCCTATTCAACGATAACGCCTCCCCGGCGAGGATCACCAATGCCCATCACCTACGGAAGCGTCTGCAGCGGCATCGAGGCCGCGACCGTCGCCTGGCACCCGCTTGGCTGGCGGGCTGAGTGGTACGCCGAGATCGAGCCATTCCCCTGCGCGGTTCTGGCCCACCACTACCCTGCTACGCCGAACCACGGCGACATGACCCGCCTGGCAGCCATGGTGCTGTCCGGCAAGATCCCGGCCCCCGAGGTGCTGGTCGGCGGCACGCCTTGCCAGGCCTTCAGCGTGGCCGGCATGCGCGAAGGCCTCGCCGATCCCCGCGGCGCCCTCACCATCAAATACGTGGAGCTGCTCGATGCAATTGACCATGTTCGAACCATGCGCGGCGAACCTGAGGCCGTCTGCACCTGGGAAAACGTCCCCGGCGTCCTCTCCGACAAAGGCAACGCGTTTGGCTGCTTCCTCGGCGCCCTGGTGGGCGAATCCGAAGAACTCCAACCGCCAGGGGGCAAATGGAAGGACGCTGGTTGTGTGTATGGACCCACGCGAACAGTCGCATGGCGGGTTCTGGATGCCCAATATTTCGGCCTGGCCCAACGACGCCGTCGTGTGTTCGTTGTCGCAAGTGCTCGAGCAGGGTTCGATCCCCTCGAAGTACTTTTTGAGCGCGAAGGCGTGCGCCGGGATACTCCGCCGCGCCGAGGCGAGGGGCAAGACCTTGCCGGACGAGCTCCATTCGGCCCTGCGCTCCAGTGCGGGTGTGGATGGATCTTCGGTTTAGACCTTGGTCAATACGGCTGCCCGAACTGCGAGGGCGATGAAGGGCCGGCAGTCGACGTTTTAGCTGGCGTGCCAGCGTACGGCGGCCACAGCCTACAGGGCGATGTCAGCCAGGCCGCCACGCTGACTGCCAAGGACACGCGACTGGACATCGAAAGCGAGACCTTCTGCGTTGCGCCAACGCTGGACGCCAGCTTCGGTCGTCTTCAAGGCTGCAGCGGTCAGGATGCCAACCATGGACATGGCCACCTGATCGTGCACGGCACACAGGACCCATGCCCAACTTACAACCTGGCCCATACGCTCGGGCGCAATAACGGCCAAGAAAATGCCTTGCTGGTAGCCGCCAGCTCTGGCTTCGATACGGTTGCCACTCTGGACGCAAGAACACAGGGTGGCGGGTTCCCGGGCACCGACGGAGCCTGCGGTGGCCATGTGATTGCCGCGTTTGCTGAAAACTCCCGCGCGGAGCTCCGATACGAGGCCGGAGACGGCTCGATCGCCGGAACGCTCAGCGCAGGAGGGGGGGGCAAACCTGGACAAGGAACACCTTCCATACAGCATGGCCAGGCCGTTCGCAGGCTCACCCCGCGTGAATGCGAATGGCTCCAAGGCTTCCCCGGCGACCACACCCGCATCCCCTATCGCGGCAAGCCCGCAGACGAATGCCCGGATGGTCCGCGCTACAAGGCGATCGGCAACAGCAAGGCCGTGTTCGTCGTCCGCTGGATCGGCCGGCGCATTCAACAACAACTTGAACGTCTCGCTTGAGGTATCCCCATGCCCACAGAAAACCGATCCAGCAACACCGAGATGGTCAGCGTGCCGCCATACATTGGCACGGAGCCGCTGGTTGGACGTTACTACCCAGCCAAATGCCGCCGTTGCGGTTGGGTTGGTAGCTCCGAAGAGTTGACCGAGGACGATGCGCAGTGCACCCGCGACGTTGGTGACCGCCTGTGCCTCGGGGACTGCGATGAACTTGATCGCCATGATCTGCTGAACATCATTCAGGCCATGGCCCAGCCAGCCCCGCAGCCCCACCCCGAGCCAATAGCCTGGATGGTTGGTACTGCCTTCTGGTGGACCAAAGAAGAGGCAGAGAGGGATGCGGCGGCGATGGGGCTGCCTGTGGTTGGCCTGGGGCCGATGGCCTATAGCGCTGAGGTTGAACAGCTGCGCGCTGCGCTGAAGTTCTACGCAGACCGCGAGCATTACCACTTCGAAAGCGGGAATTGGGACACCGTGAGCGGCGAGCCGCTGAACATTCTCTGGTGCGGTGACGAGCCTGATTTCATTGAGGACGGCACTGTCGCGCGTAATGCCCTATCCGCCAGCGAAGAGCCGGAGGTGAAGTCGTGAAGATCGGAGCCAGTATCGCCTCTCGACTATGGTGCCTGCTTGCCAAGGTGCTGGCCAGGCCAGCGGTAGCAAGCTGGATCATCGCGCGCGCCCAGCGCACGCCGTACCAACACATCACCTCCGCCGACGGCCAGGACGTGTACATGTGCCGCTGGTGGCTTTTCAACCCGTACTGCCGCAAGACCCACAAGCCAGCGCTGTGGTGGTTCCCCTGGTCGATTCGGGTACACCACATAATGCGGCCGGATGAAGATCGGGATCTGCACGACCACCCATGGGATGCAAGAACGATCATCTTGCGCGGCTGGTACAACGAGCAGCGGCCTGCGAGCGATGAATGGAAGGAATCGGTCATGTCATGCCTGGTTCCGAACCCCGATCCGAAGTTCGTCGAATGGATCACGCGGGACGCCTGCGAGTGGATCAAACGAGATCAGGGGGACACCGCGCAACTTCGACACGGCGAGTATCACCGAATAGACCGGGTATCTCCCGGCGGCGTGTACACCCTCTTCATTACAAGCAAATGGCGCGGCGACTGGGGCTTCCTGGTCAATGGCGTGAAGGTGCCATGGCGCACTTACACCGACAGCGATAACTGAAACGCGTCAGGAGTACAGATGCACTCCGCTCAGCTGTAACCCCTCTCCCCTCTATTCACTGCCGCGATATGGCGGCCAAGGAATTCCTGTGTCCGAAAAAATTGAGTTGGATCTCGATGCGATCGAGGCAGCGGCCAAGGCTGCAACGCCGCAAGACTTCGTCAGCGCCCAAGTCGGCGGGGCGGAAGAAGGCTGGATGGAATGCCCTGGGTGTGGCGGTGAAGGCTCTGTCGAGCTGACGGCCGACTACCTGAACTACGACGGCCAGGCGCTGGGCGTCCAGTTCTATGGGATCGGCGAGCCACACGTTCACGCAGAGGCCTACTACCGCGCCGCCCGGCCTGCAGTCATGTTGGCCCTGATTTCAGAAGTCCGCGCCCTGCGAGCTGACGCAGCGCGGTATCGCTGGCTGCGTGACCCAGACGGCCAGGAAGATCTCGGCAGCGAATTCAACATGCCGCCCATCATCTGCGGCTACGCCGAGCATGAGGACATTCTTGCCAACGATGCGCTAGACCATGCGATCGACCTGGGCATGGAGGCGACCAAGCCATGACCCGCCTCGCCCTCTGCCTCCTGCTGCTGGCCACCGGCGCCAGCGCAACCGAGAACGTCATCGACGTGCAGCACGACAGCCAGCGCGGCGTCACCTGCTACATCCTCAATCACGTCGGCATCAGCTGCATCCCCGACAGCCAGCTGCAGGCCGGCAACGAGCGCCAGCTCTCCCCGCACGAAACCCAACCCGAACCTACACCCGCTATGGCGCCTGGGCGCTGGATTGATAAGAGGTATCAGCTGTGAGGAACATCAAAACTCGAGAAGGATATGACCTATGGGACAAGGCCCACCAGCTCCCCAGGTTCAACTTCTGGCGCGGTGGCGAGGATGAGAAAGGAAGCGTCATACGCGTGCCAGACAAGCACGGAAACTGGGTCCACTTCGATGACCTGGCCAAGCTAGCCGACGAATACCAGGACGAAATCAACTCGCTGCGCGATCGGCTTGCCAGGCTTGAACCGAAGGCGGTGCAGCCATGACCGACCCGATCGAAGTGAAGACGGCAGACCTGGTCGGCGAGGCGCTGGGCTGGGCAGTAGGCAAGGCCGAAGGGCTGGATGTGTTCCTGGCCCCGCCGCAATACGGCAACCCCTGGCGGGTGTTCGCCCGGTACCAGGCCACCGCCACCGAGCGAATCAAGCGCTATAACCCGTGGGAAGACTGGGCGCTGGCAGGGCCGCTACTCGAGAAGCATCGGGTATGGATGCATGTCTCTGGCACCACTTGGAGCGCTCTTATTTCCGGCTGGGTGGGCGGCGAAGAGCGGCCGACTGTGGCTATCTGCCGATCAATCATCACCGCCAAGTTCGGCGATACCGTCCAGGTGCCGAAGGAGTTGATGCCATGACCGAAGTTCATCGCTACAAAGTTGTCCAGATGGTTACCGAGGCAGGAGGCTGGATCGGCTATGACCCACACGGCCCGGAAGTTGTCATGGCCTCCGCCTACGACGAGCTCAAGGCCGAGAACGAGTCCCTGCGCAAGAATGCCGATAGCAGCAAGCGCATGCTGTTGGATGCCTGCGTCTCCATCGGCAGCATTGGCGAAGCGCTTGGCCTGGATATGGACGCCGACGCCGACATGATGATCGGCACAGCCCGCGATCTGATCGATGGCCTGAACCGCATCATCCAGGAATGCCCACTTGGGAGCCCTGGCTTTGCCATCGCCACCGAGGTAATGGGAGAGCTTGGCGTGCAGCAGGAGGAGCAACCATGATCGCACTCGCCTACATGGCCTACCTGATCTACAGGGGACCGCGATGAGCGAGGTCAGCCTTTACAAGGGAGAGTGCCTGGAAGTGATGAAGTCGATCCCAGATGCCAGCGTCGACTTGGTGCTGGCTGACCTTCCTTACGGCACCACGCAGTGCGCCTGGGACGTGGTGATCCCCTTCGCCCCCCTCTGGGAGCAGTACTTGAGAATCGCCAAGCCAGAGGCGGCCATCGTCCTCTGCGCAGCCCAGCCGTTCAGCTCGCTGGTGGTCGCCAGCAACCCCCGCGACTACCGCTACGAATGGATCTGGGAGAAAGGCAACGCCACCGGCTTCCTCAACGCGAAGAAGCAGCCACTGCGAGCGCACGAAAGCGCCCAGGTCTTCTACCGGCGCCAGCCGGTGTACAACCCACAGATGACAACTGGGCATGAGCGGCGCACAGCAAAGCGGAAGACGGTCAACTCGGAATGCTACGGCAAGGCCTTGGCGCTCACCGAGTACGACTCCACTGATCGGTACCCGCGATCAGTGCAGTTCTTCTCGAGCGACAAGCAGACGTCCAACTTCCACCCAACCCAGAAACCGGTCAGTTGGATGCGGTTCTTGATCGCCACCTACACCAACCCTAGCCAAGTAGTGCTCGACAACACCATGGGCAGCGGCACGACCGGCGTTGCCTGCATCGAGTTAGGCCGCCGCTTTATTGGCATTGAGCAAGACGAGGTGCATTTCGGTACCGCGCAGCAGCGCATTGCCGAGGCGATCACCATCCGCGACACCCCGGCGGCGCAGATCGAACTGTTCGAAGCGCGAGCCTAACCCCTCCCCCTACTACTCAAGCCCGCCGACATGCGCGGGCGAGGATCCTGCATGCTCGAAACCATTGAGGTGGTGCGCATCAAGCGCTTCGCCGCAAACACGGCCGGCCGCGATTTCGCGGTTGGCGATATCCACGGGCACTTCACCCGGCTGCAGGCTGCCCTGGACGCAGCAGGCTTCAATCCCGAGTTTGATCGGCTATTCAGTGTCGGCGACCTGGTTGACCGCGGACCAGAGTGCCGCGACGTGCTCGGTTGGCTGGCCAAGCCATGGTTCCACCCGGTGCGGGGTAACCACGACGACTACGTCTGCCGGTTCGATACCTGCGACGTAGACAACTGGGTGTACAACGGCGGCTCATGGTTCGCCGGCCTGGCATGGGATGAGCAACGCGAGTTCGCCGCCCAGTTCCGCGAACTGCCTATCGCCATTGAGGTGGATACACCAGGTGGACTGGTCGGCGTCGTGCACGCCGACTGCCCATTCCCGTCCTGGGATGAATTGCGGGCCGCGCTGGAAGCTCCCGAGACCGCCAGGCAGCTGAGGCTCACGCAGAATACCTGCATGTGGTCGCGCAGCCGAATCGAGCTTGGCGAGACCGAAGGCGTGCAGGGCTTGCGGGCACTGGTGGTCGGCCACACTCCGCTGCACAAGCCGGCGGCGCTCGGCAACGTCATCCACATCGACACCATGGGGTGGAGGCCTCAGGACGGCGGTCAATTCACTCTGCTGGACCTGCACACCCTCAGTTTCTGACCTATCGACCGCCACCGGCGGCGTGGAGACCATCCATGAACCTGATCGACTGCTACGTGACGAAGATCCTCGGAGAGCCTTACCGCAAGTTCGGCCACTGGCGGGTATCGGTTGAGTTCGAAGCCGAGGGTCACCCCGGCACCAAAGAAATCATGTTCCGCACCGAGGAAGCCGCCCGGGCGGCGAAGGTCGGGCACCACTTCTTGGCCTGACCCTTCTATATAAAGGAGACACCCATGCGACCCGCAGAAAACATTGACCGCTTCCTGCGCCTCGACGAGGTGCTGCACGTTACCGGGATCGGCCGCAACACCGTCTATCGCAGAATCCGTGAAGGCACCTTCCCAAAACAGGTTAAGATAGGACCCAATTCGGTCGCCTGGCGCCAGTCGGACATCACTCAGTGGATGACCTCTTTCGACCCCAGCGACGACCAATCAGTACATTGAGCAGTACATTGAAACGTCAATTTCCGCTCAAACCCTTACCCCATCAGCTTTACAGGTCCACTTGTGGAAATTTTCAAAGA